GTCAGGTCTTATACGATTTAATAAATAATAATAAGCAAACTGATCGTAAAGTATTTTTTGTTCACGGTGGTGTTGATACTGATCAAAGAGAATTAATTAGAGAAATTACGGAGACTCAAAAAAATGCAATTATTATCGCGTCCTATGGGACTTTTAGCACTGGTATTAACATTAAGCGTCTTCACAATATCGTGTTCGCCAGCCCCTCAAAGTCCAGAATTAGAAATCTCCAATCCATTGGCAGAGTCCTCAGAAAAGGACGGTTAAAATCTAAGGCAACTTTATATGATATTGCTGATGATTGTACTCATCACTCTAGAAAAAATTATACGTTAAACCATTTTATAGAACGAATTAAGATCTATAATGAGGAAAATTTTAATTATGAAATAATTACCATACAATTAAAGAAGGGAAAAAAATGATTGAGGATGATTTTTACGGAACGATAAAATTTAAGAATGGTGAAGAAATATTTGCCAAAGTAGCAGCATCTGAAGAAGATAATAGAACAATGTTGATCGTTCATACTCCTGTTATGGTTTCTGAAGTTAGAGCAAAGGGAGGAATTGTTGGGTATAAAGTAGAACCTTGGTTAAAAACAAGTAAAGAAGATATGTTTATCATTAATATGACTGATGTTCTTACGATGAGTGAATCTTCCGATATAGAGATGATTGGAATGTATCAAAATTTTTTAGAAGATTTTAAAAGAGATACTCAACATCATACTAAAATTAATAGAAAAATGGGATATTTAGCTACTGTTAAAGATGCTAAAAAAGATTTAGAAAGAATTTTTAAAGAAAGTCCTAAAGAACCTAAGAGCTCTCCCGATCAACCCTGACAGAGTTATTCTACTTGGTTTTTAGAACTTGTCAAGTAGTGATATAAGTGTTAAAATACCTATATAATGCGATAACAATATGGCAATATCTCCTGGTAGGACTATGGCTCGAAGAAAAAGGTCGGAGCATTATGTTAATAATAAAGAATTTCTTGCTGCTCTGATTAAGTATCGAGAAGATAAAGAGATAGCGGAGATTAGGGGGTTGCCAAAACCAGTTATCCCACGGTATATTGGTGAGTGTTTCTTGAAGATAGCAAATCATCTATCTTTCAAACCTAACTTTGTTAACTACATGTTCAAGGAGGACATGATCTCTGATGGAATCGAAAATTGCGTTCAGTACATACATAATTTTAATCCTGAGAAATCCCAAAATCCTTTTGCCTACTTCACTCAGATTATTCATTATGCGTTTCTCCGGAGGATACAAAGGGAGAAAAGGCAATTAGAAATTAAAAATAAGATTCTTGAGAAGTCTGGATATCAAGAAGTATTTGATAATAATAATACAATTGATGGATCTAATTTTAGTGAGTATAATCAAATTAAGGATTCGGTTCATTCCAAGTTACGTAACTAGATGAAAGTAATTTCTGTTAGACATAATGCAGATGTATTGGTAGGAGATTACATGTTTTCTGATAATGTAAAAGAGCAAGTTCTTTCTCATTTAAAATATTGCAATCCTATCCCTCAGGATAATAGTAATGTGAAAGCATCTATTCATACTGAATGGGATTGGGAGCCAAATAATATTACTTTTAGGAATTTAAAGTCTTATATAAGAGAAGAGATAGAAAGACATTTTAGACCAGGATACATGACATCTGGACATATAGACAGGTTAAAATGTTTTAATTTTTGGGCAAATGTTTATGAGAAAGGGGAATATGCCAATTCTCACGACCATAGAAATTATGATTTTAGTTTTGCTTATTTTGTAAAATGCAACTCTCAGTCTGCTCCTTTGATTTTGGATGATAGTAAAAAAAGGATTAATGCTAAAGAAGGAAGATTTATTGCTTTTCCTAGTTTTCTAAAGCATAGTGTTCCTGTACATAGATCTGATGAGACTAGAATTACTCTATCAGGAAATTTTGTACTTAAAGATAAGAATGAGAAGTGGGTATGAAAATAGCAATAATTACTGACCAGCATTTTGGTGCTAGAAAAAATTCTAAACTATTTCATGATTATTTTTTGAAGTTTTATAATGATGTCTTCTTTCCTCTCTTACATTCAGAAGGTATTACGACCATTGTTGATATGGGCGATACCTTCGACAGCCGTAAAGGTATCGACTTTTCGGCTTTATCCTGGGCAAAGGATAATTATTACGATAAACTAAAAAAGATGGGCATAACTGTCCACACTATTGTAGGCAATCATACAGCATATTATAAGAATACTAATGAGGTAAATGCAGTAGACTTATTACTTCGTGAGTATGATAATGTTCATGTTTACTCAGAAGCAACAGAAGTAAATATTGATGGTCTAGGGGTGATGATGGTTCCTTGGATTAATTCTGAAAATGAACAAAAGACTTTTAAGTCTCTTAAGAAAACCAAGTGTTCAGTAGTGATGGGACATTTGGAGTTGAATGGATTTGCAGTTAATAATATGGTTACCATGGATCATGGTACACCTGCAGATGTTTTTAAAAGATTTGATAGAGTTTATTCTGGTCATTTTCATACTAGATCCCATCAAGAAGAGATTCATTATCTAGGTAATCCTTATGAATTGTATTGGCATGATGTAGATGAGACAAAGGGATTTCATTTTTTTGATACAGAAACTTTGGAGCATACTCCTATAGATAATCCCTATCGAATGTTTTGTAAGATTGTATATGAAGATACTCCTTATCAAACTTTTGACTCGCGGGAGTATGAGGGTAAAATTGTAAAAGTTATAGTTCGTAAAAAGTCGGATACTAAGCAATTTGAAAAATTTATCGATAAGTTGTATAATTCTAATGTAGCAGAAATTAAAGTTGTAGAAAACTTTGATTTTAATGGTTGGTATGCTGCTGACTTTGAACATCTTGAATCTGAGGATACTATGTCCATTCTCAATAGATATATCGAAGAGTCAGAAATTAATCTTGATAAATCTATTATACAAACTATGTTACAGGATGTTTATCGGGAAGCATGTGAGATGGTATAATGTATATTTTAACTGTTGCCGGTAAAGAAAAAGAAGGCGCATACTCAGTAACGGATACAGAAGGAAATCAAATTCTTTATTTATTCGAAGAAGAGGATGATGCAGTACGTTATGCTATGATGTTAGAAGAGGAGGATTATCCCGAAATGAATGTGATTGAAGTAGAAGATGAGATAATGATAAAGACATGTGAAGTTCATGATTATAACTATACAGTTATAACTGAAAATGACATTGTGATTCCTCCAAAGATCAAACATGATTTTATTTGAAAAGATACGCTGGAAGAATTTTTTAAGTACCGGCAATCAATATACTACTGTTAAATTTAATGAACATTCAACCACTTTGATTATTGGATCTAATGGTACTGGTAAGAGTACAGTATTAGATGCATTAACTTTTAGTTTGTTCAATAAACCATTTCGTAAGATTAGTAAAGGTCAATTAGTTAATTCTACTAATGAGAAAGATTGTAAGGTTGAGGTAGAGTTTTCCATTGGAACAACTCAATGGAAGGTGGTGAGAGGAATTAAACCAAATATCTTTGAGATATGGAGAGATGGTAATGTGATGAATCAATTCTCTCATTCTAATGACCAACAGAAGTGGTTGGAACAGAATGTTTTAAAGATGAATTATAAGTCTTTTACTCAGATTGTTATTTTAGGTTCCAGTTCTTTTGTTCCTTTTATGCAGTTGACTGCTAATCATCGTAGAGATGTTATTGAGGATTTGTTGGACATTAAGATTTTTTCTTCAATGAATAATATTATTAAGGAGAAGATTAGATCAGTTAAAGAAGAGATTAAAGTTCTTGATCTTAAGAAAGAATCTCTTAATGATAAAGTTAAAATGCAGGAGAACTTTATTGAGGAGTTAGAGAATAGGAGTAAGGAGAATATAGATGAGAAGAATGATAAGATTAAGGTTTTACAAATTGAAGTTGATGCTCATATGGAGCATAATGAGTTAACAGATGCTAACATTGCAGAACTTGTAAAAAAACAGGAAGAAGTAACAGGTGCTACAGAAAAGTTACGTACTCTTGGTAGTTTAAAAGGTAAGATATCTAATAAGGTAGCAACGATTACTAAAGAGCATAAGTTCTTTACAGATAATGTAACATGTCCTACATGTACCCAACCAATCGAGGAGGAGTTTAGAATAAATAAGATTGAAGACGCTCAAAATAAAGCAAAGGAGTTACAAGCTGGTTTTAAACAACTAGAAGATACTCTTAAAAACGAAGAGGAGCGAGAGCGTCACTTTACCCACTTATCCAAGGAGATTACTAAACTAACGCATGGCATTTCTAAAAACAATACTAAGATCGCTGG